GCAGCTAAGTTGCTACAAATCAGTTTGATGCGCAAGCTGCATAGATGTGCATTGATAATATTTTTCCCATCTATGCAGGATAACCTACTGATTTATAGATATTTGCATTAATGCATAGATAAAATGATTTTTAAGAAATTACTGAAACCTTTTGATGTTGTTAATATATGTATATAATTGTATATGCAATTTAACACACTCAAAAGGTTTCGTTGATAAATATAGGAAAACATCTATGCATTTATGCATCATCAATGCATCGTATTGAGTATCAGTGAGTTACAGCGCATCGATGATCTATGCATCAATGCAGTTATCTATGCAGGGCTGGAAAGTAGCTGTTCTAGATTCGGGGGACCCGCATTTTGAGAGGTCCCCATAATTTCGGTGGGGTCGTGATTCGCTAGGTCATCTCTACAGTTATCAAGATGGAAAGAATTTGGGGATGCTGGGGATAATGCTTATCTTTGCCGCATTAACCAGAATCACTTTATATATGAATAATATCCAAGCGAATCTTTATAATCCGTTCTACGGAGAGGAACTGTACACGCTGTACAAGGAACGATTCGGGCATACGCCGATGTTCACCGAACCCGGGCAGCTTCGGGAGTCTTCGACAACTACGTTATGTGGTGTCGCAACCATCCGATCGAATCCGTGGATTACGTGAAGAGCGGTGTGCTGGCCGGGCAGAGTTACGTGGTACGCAAGAAATTGCTGGTAACGGAATTCGGCTTCACCCAGTTTCTCGGAACTAGCTGCGACTATCTGAACACCCGTGAAAAGGGGTACAAGGAGCAGCACGAGAAATACCACGATGACGAGTCACTCGCGTTCCTTGAGGAGATCCGGGTGATCCGACAGTGGATCAGAGACGACATGGACAAAGGGGCGTCTGTCGGGCTGTATGATCCGAACTACATCTCGAAGCTACGCGGACTCAAGGCATTGAGCGATGTTACCAGCAACGACGAGAAGATCACTGGCGGGCTGCGTGTTGAAGTTTTAAGCAATGATACAGCGAAACGTATGCAAGCCCTTGCGAAAGTCGCTAAGAAGCGAGAAAAACACGGTGACGATAAACTAGACGATCCGAAGGAATGAAGACAACCTATGTATTCGATAAACTCCTAGAAGCTACGGTTGACCCGAATGTCCGTGGCGTATCCAGCAGAGGCGGAACACGATCCTCCAAGACGTGGTCGATGCTTCAGCTTCTCTACATCATGGCTAGGGAATCGGAAACACCGCTCCTCATCTCCTGCGTTACGGACACGATGCCGGGCATCAAGCGGGGTATGTTCCGTGACTTCAAGCGCATGCTGCAAGACGAAGGCGTGTGGGACGACAAACGCATGAATCTGACCGATTCCATCTATTCGCTGGAGAACGGGTCACAGATCGAATTCTTTGGCTGCGAGGACTCGTCTAAGGTTTTCGGTCCCGCCCGTGACATCCTGTTCGTAAATGAGGCGCAGCGTGTCCCGTTTGAAGTGTTCCGTCAGATGGCGGTGCGTACCCGGCTAGTGCTCTACATCGACTTCAATCCTGTCAAGAAGTTTTGGGCACACGACTACTTCAAAGGACCGGGAATGGTCGAGATAGTGAGCACCTACAAGGACAATCCGTACTTGACCCCCGAACAGATCGAGGAGATCGAGAGAAACCGGGCTGACGAGAACTGGTGGAGAATCTTCGGTCTCGGGGAAACCGGAGGCGTAGAAGGGCTGGTTTACCCGGAATACGACATAGTTCCTAGTTTCCCGGCTGATGTTACCGGGCAATGTCTAGGACTTGACTTCGGATTCACCGGAGACCCCACAGCCATCGTGCGTGTCGGCTTCAAGGGCAGAGACCTGTACATCGAAGAACTTGAGTATCGCACAGGCATGGTCAACTGGGACATATCCGAAGTTCTCCATGATCTCGCTTCCACAAGATGTACACCATCGCTGACTCCGCGGAGCAGAAGAGCATCACCGAGATTTCCCGGCTGGGCTGCAAGATCATCCGTGCATCAAGGCAAAGGATCGGTGGTTGCGGGAATCAGTGAAGTCAAGCAGTTCAAGCTGCATGTAGTCGCAGGATCACGGAATGTGCAGGACGAATTCGACCGGTATTCGTGGACTCTCGACAGGATGACAGGGATGTACGACACCACGAAGCCGCAGGATGCGAATAACCACGCTATGGACGCTATTCGCTACGCAGTCGACTATCTTATAACCAAGTACCGTCCGGGTGCTAAAAATCAAAGGAAAAACGGGTAAACAGAATCATGAAGAGATGCCACCTGTTGAAGAGGACTTCAATCCGTGGACAGATAGAGAGCATGCACTTTAAAACCAAATTGATATGAAAGATTTCAAGAATTATCGGAGTTACGTAGTAGCCGGATGACAAGACCGTTCAAGCGTTTCTACGGATTCATGAAACGCAGGATCAGCCGCAAGCAGAGGATCATGTCACTGCTTAGTCTCTCGAACCTAAAGCCCGATGCCGTGATAGCTATGTCGCAAGATGAGAGGGCGTTAATGGATACTTTTGCAAAATTAATCGTACCTTCGCACCTAGTAACCCGGAAGGGCCGGATCATCCGTGCCATCCCCGAACTTGAGGATGTGGAACTGTGCAGATGATCGAAGCCCGAAGAGCGGAGACAGCGATCGACCGCATCAAGGATGGTGCGGATACGTTCCGGAAACGGTAGCGGACTTGATCAAGTTGTCAAAGTTTATTGAAGCCGAGTTCCATCGTGCCGACCAGCTAGAGGCTGCGCTGCTTCCACGAGGCGGAGGAAAAGCGGACACCAGCCCGATAGCGGAAGCCAAGAACATCTTGGGCATGGTTCAGATGACAGCAGAGTTGATGTCGTGCTCCTTCGAGGAAGCGAAGAAGACAAACTACTCGGATGCCATTCTCGCTATCAGCAGACGGCATGATGAAGTAGAGAGAATGAAAACTAAAACTAAGTAATTATGAGTTGTAAGTATGACATTATCGATGAGGGCGGGCGTAAACGTGTAAGAGCGTTGCGTCCCTTCACGGTTCAAGGGCGGGACGTTTGTCCTATGGAACTAGGCGGATACGTCTATGACGAAAAAACCTTGTCGCAGGATGGTAACTGTTGGATATTCAGCGGATCGCTGGAATACCCGGGTGTACGTGTTATGGACGAGGCTATTGTGGATATGGGGAACAATCTACCAAAGAACAACGCCAGACCTAAAGCCACTATCATTTCCGGTAATTCCCGCATCATGGGAGCTATCTCGTTTGAAACACAGTCTTTCGACGTGGCGCAGACCCCGGCGATGTGGGAACAAGGAGGCTTTAACGTAACGGTAGGGAACGTTCCTATTAAATCGAATGCCTCCGCCCGTGTGCGTATCCCGGCACGACTATTCAGCGGAACGGCTGGAAAGGTAGCGGTTACGAGTACCGCCTATGAATTTCGTGTAATAGCTTTGAACGAATCCGGAATCGTAGCGTCCGCAACTGCTTGGACTGTGGGAGGTCCTTCGGTGAGCGTGCCCGTAGTACATCCGTATTTCCTTGTGGACCTACGCAAAGTAGGCGAAACGGCGATTTCTCCGGCGGACGTGACAGCAGCGGGTATCACGATAACACGGGCAAGGGAAGCCACGGTACGCGTATTTAATTCGTCTATCGTTCCCGCGTATAATGGTGCCGTTGCATTGGCGACCAGTATCCTACGTTACGAGGTCATAGGCCCGGGCAATAAATCGTATCAAGTAAACATTCAAAATTCGTACCTACGTATTGAATGCTCCTTTAACTCAACAAACATAGTGGGAGCGAATGCGGACTTTACTAAAGTTAATTATAATCTTGTGCTGACGCCGAACGTGTCCCACTATATCTCAGGAACGTTCCGTAACACGAACATGAATACTCCGGCTAGTGTCAACGTAGCGGGGTACGCTAAGAGTCTTTTCGATGTATCAGATTGCCCGAACTTCGAATTTTCGACAGTTACGTTCCCCGACCTAGCTGCTATGATCGCATCCGGCAAGACATTCTATTTTAAGAACTGTAACATGCCTGTTGGTTCGGCGATTCACTACTACGACCCGAAAGTGAACGTATGGGATAACATCGACTTCTCTAAGGCTTCTGAGCATCTCGGAAAAACTCTGATGAAAGAAGAGAACACGATTCTCGTGTCATCCAACGTAGAAGGCATGTACCGCCTCTACCGCAACGCTAATGACAAGGTATTCGGGATGCTGGTGCAGGACTACGCTTCTGTTGAGCATATGGGATACGGTGCATTGGAGAGTTCATACGACTCCGTGGTGTACTCTGACTGCGTGCTGGACGGTGTGTTCAACATCATCGGATGCAACGTATTCGGTGGAACGCTTGGCGGTGCTAGCAAGGTGCATTCGACCAGCCTTGATCCCGTAGAGATCAACGGTAACTTCCGTGTCGAAGGAAACGCTCAGATCAAAGACACGCCTCTCAAGGGTACAGGGTACATTGGCGGCAATGCTGAACTGAAGAACGGGAACGTGGAAGGCTATGTCTACATGGCTGACAATGCGAAGTTCATCCCGGAAACCGTGGCTAATAAGCCGTCGATCCGCAGATTGGTGATGTTGGACAATGCGCAGATCACCAAGCAAGCGAACGCAGCAGGAGCAACGATCAACATCGAGATGGGAGACAATGCCGTAATCGGTGCAGTCGTGGTTGCTCAGTTCCTTGCGATGGCTGGCAATGCCGAAATCACCCGTGACGATGATGTCGCATCATTGACCGCAGATGGCGTTATCTTCGTGAAGGACAACGCAAAGATCACCGGAACAGGACAAGTGATCTCACACGGACATGTGGAGTTAGTAGGAGGTTTTAACTTAAACGCTGGTAGCAGAACGATCTACGGTAAACACGTGATCGCTAGCCCGGATGACGTGAACAGACCGGAGCTACCGCCAACTAAAACAACTTGGTAAGATATGAAATACAGTATAAACAGTGCTGGTAGAATAGTAGCCGAGAGAGACATACACTCTCTCGGTGGCTTTATCCCGAAAGGGACAGTAGGCGGTAAAATCGCTAGCGAGGCGCAGTTATCGCAGGATGGCGAGTGTTGGCTAGCAGGTGGGGACATCTCGGGTAGACCGGATATCGTAATCAAGGACAATGCCTATGTAGGGAACTTCGTAGGAGCTACCGGAATGCACACGGACGGCGTAACTGAATTCAGTGGTAACACGTTGATACCGGGTAAAATAATAGTGCGAAATCCAATAGCCGACCCGATAAACAATTTTTATGCAAAAGATTCGTTCATCGGGGTATCTATGGATGTTCTTTGCGGGCCTTCTACCACTGCAACAGCGTTCCCGTTCGAGCAAGGACGGTACGTAGAATCGGCTCCGAAAGGGACCTTATTCACGAGCGCATCCATGAAGGCAAACGCTGATAACTTCGTGCGAAATACGGCTACGCTTCGTTTAGGTAGAGCTACTTATATATATATCCCAGTGGGGTACAATGCTAGAATATATTGGGGGTATTATGATACATCCAATCAACTAGCGTATGCCGGAGAATCGGAAGTAGTTAGTTATAATTTATACAAAGTGAGCCACCCGATATACAAGGTTTGCATGGTCTCCATCGCTAGGAATCCTACATTGACCCCCGCTGAACTAGGAAAATCCGGAGCTAAGATACTCGGACACATTAACGGTTCCGTGAATGTCGATATTCGCCCGGAGTCAGCTTCGGGTAGTTATGTGATGGTCAATTCTTCTTTCATTGCGGAAACCGACAACTTCGGATTGGATACCACGCAACTGCGATTCTTGGCGGGTAGTATGTACGATACTACCATGTACACAAAGGCGGATGGACAGGAGTATAAACCGTATGGTACATTCCGGAATGTGGAACGATTGGAATATACTAAGTATCTAGGTGATTCGCACCGTACCGCAGCAACTAGGGATACTTACATCTCCGCTTATGATTGCCCCCTGTTACGGGTAGACTATGATACCTACGATACTTCACTAACGGGCACAGGTGATTTAGTATTGCGCAGGTGTATCGTTCCGAAAGGAAGATTCGTAGCAGACCTGATAAACGGAAACACCTACGAGGACCTAGATTTCTCATATGCTAATGGAGATTTGGGATTCTCCTTGCCAGGGTATGCCGTGTTTACGTCTAGTCACAGGAAAGGGATGTACCGAGTAAAAGCCGGAACCAGCACGTTAGGTTTTGTTAGTCACAAGGGCAACTTGGCTGATACGGCTAGACTGCTCCGAGCGAGTGTATATTTGCCCTTGGATGGTTCTATCATGGAACAGGGCGCATACTCCGCTGGTGGCGTAGGTTCTTATTATGAAGCCTCTAAGTCAGATAGCCCTATTCGGATTCGGACAGGGAAACCACTAGCTACCCTTGGCCTAGTATTCCCGTCTTTGCCCGCCGGGTATTCGGTGAAAGCCCTGTATTACTTGGATGATGATTTCATAATTCGTTCAAAAGCTATAGACCCGACCGAGATAGTCACTACCTACTTATGTGGTTATGGCATTCAACAAGGATGATGATTCCGCAATAAATGTAAACGAGTTCATTGCGCTTAACAGAACGTTAGAAATCATAGACTACACGAAGACTCCGGAGATTACAGGTTCCGCCTACGTAGGTGCAGGGTGCACGGTTCGTGGAGATGTTAAGCTAATCGGTGACCCCTATGTTAATAGACTGTTGGATGTGAACATGTGGGAACGTGGAACCGCTTCTCAATCCGTGGGAAATTCATGGGAGGGTTCTAAGATCTCTACTACACTTGGAAACCGTTTTAGATTAATGGATACTTTTCCGGTTGAACCGGGAGGACTTATAACCTGTAATTCGGGGTATTGGGTAGAGTGCGGTTTCTTCGATTCCAATGGTATATTCGTAAGATCTCCGGGATGGGACGTACGTCAAACTACGTACCCGCAGGGGCCGCCTATGCAGGAATCGTTATCAAGAAAGCTACATCCGCATCTGAACCGGGCGGGTTAATCGAAGACTCCGACATTCCATTAGCAGACGTTAAGTACGTTCGTGCATTCAGGAAACGTAGATACATAGTTAACGAGCTGGACCGTACCAGCCCGGAAGACATCTTGTTAGGTCCGGGTTATTGGGAACAAGGCGGTCTTTCCATTGACACAGTGAATAACGGGAAGCCCTACGAAGAGTTGAAAATAGGGTCCCCCTATAGAATCAGACTGAAACGACCTTTCGGATCAGGTGCAGGATATAGGGTGACTTTCCCGGCTGGGTATTCATTCGGGGCTAACTACTATGACGCTGTTACTAAATTATTATACGGGTCTACTTCGGCAAACATGAATAATGCTTTATTTGCCCTTGTAGGGAGTATAGCAGATTCACCGACAGCCGCTATCACCCCCGCAGACGTAACCGCCGCACGTGTGGTAATCGAATTTACCCCGACCCCTAGAATCATCGTTCCCTACGGATCGAGTACTCTGTTTATAAGCGGTCCTAAAATCCGGATGTACGACAACGCCGTGTTATCCCGGAACCTAAACCAAGAAGGGGAGATTGTTTTGCAGGGTGATGCGGTAATGGGATACGACTTTAATTCGGGGTCGTGTATGTGTTCTAATGGTCACAGTGACGCAATAATCAAATTACCATGATATTCAGCGATGTAGTAAACTTTATGAATGAGCAAGCCGAGATAATCGGCTTGCCTATCTACTTCGGTTCGGATGATAATCTGAACGAGCAAGTAAACGCCATTGACGGCATATTCCTCACGTTCGATGTGCCCGGTGGCGGGATGAACAAGCTGCCTCCGGCTGTCCGGAGATATGATGTGGTCCTGCAATGCCTTGACACGTCACATTATATGACGGACAACTTGCAGGAGTTGCTAACATTGGAACGGACGGACTTGTATATCAACCGCCTAATGTCTACTTTTGTATGTCATTTCGAGGTCGAAGGTCTGAAATTCGTTAAGATTCAAGGACTGTACGATTCTCAGAAGTCCGGATGGAGAGTGACATTTTCGGTAACGAATGATCTATTAAACTATGGATAAGGAAATTGTAGCGGTAGTTGAGCAGTTGAAGAAGGAAATATTCGAAAACTACGTGTCCAAAGGCTTGGTAGCCTCCGGAGACTTCGGTAGGAATCTTATTTTACACGAGAACGGTGACTCCGTTAAACTGACAGCACCGAAGCATGTTATCCAAATGGAGAAAGGGAGGAAGGCTGGGAGTTTTCCTCCCGTTTCTGCTATTAAGCAGTGGATCAGAGATAAGAACCGGACAGCAGGAACGGATATCCCGGAAGAGGCGGCATACGCCATAGCTACGTAATCAAACGGGATGGCATCAAAGTTCCCAACAAATACAATGGTGGAGGGGTAGTCTCCGACATCATAAATCCCGAAAGGGTGAAGCGGTTAACGCTGGATATAAACAAGATCATTAAAGCTAAAATTTTAACAATACTGACGCAATGAAGGTAAAGATATTATCAACGAATACTAATCTCACCGGGATTGAAGGACAGATAGTCAAATACAATGGATGCCTTCCTATTTGGGACGGGATACCTCAGAAGGTACAGATATTCGACCTTCCGGCATCAGACATAAATTGGATGAACACAGACATGCAGATGACGTATCCTCTGCCGTACGTACCGGAACTAGAACCTGTCAACGATACTGTGATAGACCTGTCGTCAGTATTTCATCCTCTCGTGCCGAAGTACCAAGACAAGCCGGATATCTACAATGTTAGGATAACGGTGTCGTACAAAGTATCGGGATCGAACAAATCACAGACCGTCTACATCCCTGTGATGAATATTGACAGCCCGAACACCCGCAACCGCTTGGCACGATACGATACAGATTTCCGGGACGATCTCGGTCACCGGGAACCTTTGGCGCATACGTTTGACGATAGCTTTTGGATTGACAGCGTGATTGGAACGTTACATATATTGTAGAGGCGGTTCACCAAGACGGATCACCGGAGACATTCGACTTATCGCAAGGAGACTCTATCGGAGATGCCTGTCAATACAAGGAGATAACTATCAAAAAGCCCGCAGGAGGGGCAGTCGTGGCTAAGAAACGATATCCCGAAGAGACGACTATCTGCGGAGCGATCACGTTCCGGTGGCTTAATTCTTATGGGTCTTATGATGCAATATCCTGTAATAATTGGTCTATGCAGCCAACTATCCAACAAGGATTAGATGGCGGAACTGTGACCAAAAACGAGGTGACCTGCTCATTCCCTGTAACAGAAGCCAACCGTTTTGCTCTTGACGTCCTGTCGAAGTCACCGGATACCTTGTGCATCGGTCTTCCGTCAACGTCCGGTTGGATTAAGGTGCGGTGTTCATCAACTACAGGAGTCAAGATGACAGCAACCGGACTTGTAAAAACAGTGACATTAAAATTCCAGTATCTATGATAGATGTAAGCATTAAGATAAACGGAGAGTTTTTGCAGGACTTGTCGAAAACTGACATTAAGTTGTCCGTCAACTCGTCAAGCCCTTTCCAGTTCGGTGAATCCACCCGGACTTACTCCGGAACGATCAAAGCACCGAGGAACAAAGTCAACGACATGATCTTTTCACAGCTACGGAACTTCGGAGTCATCAAGCGTGACAAGCGGTTCTACGCTGACCTGTACATTGGTGGCGTGCGAATACCGAAGGAATTCCGTGCGAAGGTGACCTGTAGCAAGGACGGCTATGACATCGCTCTGACACAGAGGGGTCTCAAGATGTCGGATTTGCCAAGCGTCATCGTGCAAAGCCATAGATTCTTCGGTAGGGATCTTACTGATGGCGGATGGTATGCTACGGACCTTAGTTATCTGTTGCAGGACGCTTTTAACAACCAACACCCGATCGCATTTCCCAAAATAAAACTAGGCGACAATTCGTTGGAACCTACTATCAAAGGGAGCGTGCTGAACAACGTTCAAGGGATGGTGGGCCTAAACGGGTCTAAAGTATCCGTCTTTTGGCGTTACTGCGTGGATTCGGACGAAGGGTCAGAACCGATGAACGGAAACTACATCGACATCGAGACTTGGGACATCCGGAGTTACATCAGCCAGCCGAGCGTTAGTTCCGACCGTTTTCTCAGCATGCTGCCGGATGCTGACTTAGGTGTTCAAGTAGTTACCTTAGACCTAACAGAGAACGGGAGTATCCCATCTACCATATATCTGCGTGACAGGATACTTCAACGAGTTATCACTACGTTGAACATAAATGGTACTGCGTCTCAATATTCGATAGATGCGGTGCAGTATTCGATAGGCAGTACAGGATGGAACAAAATCCCTATAAATTATCCGTCTAGAGGATTCGAAGGATTCTATCTCTCTTTGCCTACAAGCGCATCGGAACTTAAGGTGCGACCATCGCAAGCAGTGTCTGCTTCAGAAGCTTTTCGTGTCGAATTAAAGGTAACCAACATTCAAGGACCCACTACGGTGAGACTACTGTCTCCGGGAGTTTCAAATGGGGTCGATCTGCTGAACAATCTTTGCAAGATGTTCTTGTGGCGGTGGAATTTTTCTTTGGTAAACACCGATAGAGGAAAACAACCGAAAATCAGAGTATCCAAGATCATTCACGACCTAGCCTTTGATACAGGCACAGGTCCTATAGTTCACGGAGATAACCGATACCGACAGGACTGGTCTGAATTCTATATTGAGACGGAAAAGATAGAGGATTCGGAAGGAATCGCTCAGTACAATAAGATTAAGATCGGAGACAGGCAGACAACTATACCCGTTTCCGTGGCTACATTTAGTATCCGGGAGGAACTTTTCGAGTCATCTGTCCCGTATAGTAAGGACCGGAGTCTACCGAGATTCCTCATGTGGGACACAACGGCTAACAAGGCGGTCGATTACATCCTCGGAAAGCCTTATCTTGAGTATTTAAATGAGTATTATAGACGTTTTTCGGATGCTGTAGACGTGACAATTAAGGCTAAAATACCCTATTATCACATCGAAAATAGCTATAAGGAGAACGGAGTAGTGTGGTTCAAGCAGCTAAATGCGTTCTTCTACGTCCGTTCGATCACGGATTACAGCTTATCCACACAGGAATGTAAGGTAAAATTGACTAAAATTAATCTATCAAGAACTAAATAATGGCAGATAATGTTACACTATTAGACTTATCGTTCAACACGGCTGAAGCCGTAGACGGTTTGGATGCGCTTATCAAGAAGTCTCTCGAACTGTCGGACGAAAAGAAGCAGCTAATCAAGCAGATCAATGCGGAAAAGACCGCCCTTGCAGGTATCCGTCAGAACTACAAGGACAACCTGCTGGATCAGACGGCATTCGAGAAGCAGTCAGCGAAGTCGGAGGAAGCGATCATCGCTCTTACCAAGCAGCTAAACAACAACAAGGTCGCCACATCGGAGAACGCTGCGCAGATCAAGGCACACACCACCATCGTAAACTCGGAGGCTGAGAGCGTGGAGACCCTGCGTGCCCAGCTAGCGTTGAATACGAAGGCGTTGAACAAGATGTCCATAGAACAGCGCACCAATACCGAATCGGGAAAGCAGATGGTCGCTCAGACTAAGGAGATCTCCGACAAACTGAAGGAACTGGAGAAAGGTGTAGGCGACACACGAAGGAACGTGGGTAACTACGCTGAAGACATCGAAGCCGCCACCGCCAATCTTGGTGGCATGACAGGTGCGACCGGCAGATGATCAAGGGCATGTCGGGAGGCATCGCTTCCATCAAGGCGTTCAACGCTGCGCTCATGGCTAATCCGTTCGTAGCCATCGCATCGGCTATTCTTGCAGTCATCTCGGCTATCGGGAAACTGATGGATCGCAACAACGAGTTAGCGGTGTCTGTGAAGACCATCCTTGCTCCTATCGAACTGATCATCACGAAAGTGCTGGATGCTGTGGCTGCCCTGTTCGTTGAGATCGTAAAGGTTTTCGAATGGCTGGCAGAGGCTTATATCAAAGTTTACAACTGGCTTGGACTGATATCGGATGAAACGGTGAAAGCCATAGAAACCGCTAGAGGCATGGCGCAGGTGGAACGGGACATTTATAACGCTGAGACCGATCTTATTGTGGTTTTAGCCCGGCAGCGCAGGGAGATGGAGGAGCAAAAGGCTATTCTTGCCGATCAGACTAAGAGTTCTAAGGAGCGGCAAGCAGCAGCTAATGAAGCCTTACGGATATCTAGGGAAATGGAGGCTGCCGAATTAAAGGTATTAGAGGCTAAATATCAGCAGATAAAGACTCAAAACGAATTGTCTTACACTTCCGATGAAGACCGGAGGAAAGAACAGGAGCTTTAGCCGCATTGGAGGAAAAGAGAGCACAGTATTTATCACAACGGAAGGAACTGACCGGTCAAGTTTCCGGATTGGAGAAGGCTGATATGGCGGCAGCCGCGGCAGCCGACAAGAAGCGTGCCGAGGATTACGCCAAAGCGCAGGAGGCGGCTGCTGAGAAAGCTAAGAAGGCTAAGGAAGCTGCCGAAAAGAAAGCAGCAGAGACCGCAAAGAAGGCACAAGCCGAAGTTCTCAAGAGCTACGAGAACGGTATCATCGAACTGCAACTGAAAATCCGTGAGTCGAACATAGGCACCGTTGATAAGAAGAAAGCCCTAGAGGACCAAGACAGACTGAACCAAGCGATCTTGGAGAAGGAACGCTACCGTCTCAGTCAAGGGCTGATCACGCAGCAGGAATTCGATAACATCCGGTTGGAACAGCGTATAGCGTTCCAAGAGCAGGTGGCTGAACTTGAGAAGCTGAAGCTGACAAGAAGAAAGCAGCTGCCGCCATTGATCTAGAGAACAAGCGTGCCATCGAGGAAGCTAACATAACAAGCGACTTTGAACGTGAGACTCTTCGTCTTGAGCAGCAGCGCCAATTAGAAGTTGCCGCAGCCGAGAAGGTCGGTGCTGACGTGACTCTGATCGAAGCCAAGTACGCTCAGATTCGGGAGAAACGTGAGAAGGAACTAGTCAACGCCAAGTTGCAGATGACTGCCGACATTGCCGGGCAAATCTCTAACATGATGGGACAGGAATCGGAAGCAGGAAAAGCATTCGCTATTGCGCAGGCTACGATAAACACGTATCTCGGTGCTTCTAAGGCTATTGCGCAAGGCGGTATTTGGGGGTTGCCCAAGCAGCCATCGTAATCGCAGCCGGATTGAAACAGGTAGCATCAATTATGAAGGTAAAAGAGGATGTGCCGAAGACCAACACCAACGTCCGCAAGTACGCTAAGGGTGGTCAGATATACGGTCCGTCCCATGCGCAGGGTGGTGTGACATTCTCCGGATCAAACGGGCAGCGTTTCGAGGCTGAGGGTGGCGAGAATGTTTACATCCTCAACCGCAGGGCATCCAATGCCATCAATGCGCTGTCTGCTCTGAACATGGAATACGGTGGCAGATCCTTCGGCAACTCCAGCGTGTACAAATACGCAGACGGTGGCGGATTCGATGTGCTCAGTTCGCAATCGCTTACCAATCTGAACAAGGCTGTCAAGAAGGACGTTGATCTGTCACCCAAGACAATCGCAGCTATCGCATTAGCCTTCGTTGACGGTGTACAGAATGCTCCGAATCCTATCGTCTCCGTACAGGACATTACCGATGTTCAGCAGGGACGCACGCTGGTGATAGATTCCGCAACAAATTGAAACGGGAGTTTTAGAATTTAATTAAGTAAATAGATACCTTTGCAACTAATTAGGAACAACTATGATTTTTAAGAAATTACGAATTATCGAAGCGGGTCCTACCGCTAACTCGTGGGGACAAGAAGTAGATGGGGAATGGAAGGAAGCTTGATCGTCATCAAGCCGGAATCCTTAGCATCTCTTGTTGCGTTAGGCAATGAGAGACCTATCCACGCTCGTAGATCACATAACGGTGCGGACATGCTGGACCGATACATCGGAAGTTTTTCTAACTTTATAGAAGAGGATGGCGTGGTATACGCTGATCTTACCATCTCGGAGGCTGCCGAGAAAGCCTACCCCAACGAAATTACCTTTATAACAGGAATGATCGAAAAAGAGCCGGAGATGCTTGGCGTTTCCGTGATCGACCTAGACTTAAAGGTGTACAATGTGGACGAAGACATCTTCGAGGTGACTGAATTTTTGGAGCTATTCTCGTGCGACTTGGTTGGATTGCCAGCCGCTACGAGTTCTTTATTTAGTAATAACAATCAAAATCGTAAATCTATGGGATTTTTTACAAGTTTATTCTCCAAATTTGCTGAGGAAAAGGCAGGTGAAGAGAAGAAAGATGAAGAAACCAAGCTGGCTGACCAAGTAGTAAGCACAGTGAACGGTGAAAAGATCACCATCAAGGCAAGCGGAGAAGAAGCTGCGATTGGTGACGAAGTGGTAAAAGAGGACGGTTCACCTGTCGAAGATGGCGAAGTCATCGTTGATCTTGGCGAAGAAGGAAAGATCATCCTCGTGATCAAAGACGGAAAGATCGCTGAATTCAAAGAGTACACCGAAGAGGTAGAAGTCGAGGAAGCAGGATCAAAGACTCCGGACGAATTCTCGAAACGCTTGCAGGCTGTTGAAAAGTCGCTGGGTGAGATCAAGACAATGCTGTCACGTCAGACAAAAACTCCTCTCATGCAGGAACGCAATGACGCTAGCAAGTCAAAACAGTCTTCTCACGACAAAATTCAACTGTCGAAAGACGAGAGACGCAGACAAGCGTATGAAGCCATGCAGAAATATTGCGGCAAAAAGTAGTTAATAACCTATCAATCATAAGATTATGACATTTACTGATCTGAATAAACTTAACATGGAAAGCCTGTCGGAGATCATCTCTCTGACTGTTGGCTTGGTTGGCGAAATGCAGAAGGGTGCGACCGTTCTCGCAGGTATCGACAACAAAACTCCTATCGTGACATTCACTGCTAAGGACAAAGCCCTTCGCAAATCTACCGGATGTGACGGTAAGTACGAATACACCGAGATGGCGGACAAAGTGAAGTACTACGACTTCCAGCCCGTTGAGTTGCCTATCGTAGTGTGTCTCCAAGACCTTTGGGGTAAAATGGTTGCTAAAGGCATCCACTTGTCAGATGACTTTAGCGAAACCGAATTGGCTGGCTTCATGGCATCAGAAGTTCTGAAGGTGCTGGAAGCTGACTTGCTCCGTTTGGCTTGGCTGGACGCTGACAAAGACACAGAAGCCGCATACAACATCTTCAAAAACGGTGGTTTCATCAAGCAGATGGAAGGTAGCGGTGAAACTATTCTCACGCTGACGCTGGATACCAACGACACTACAGGAGTTGTCCGCACGATGAAAAAACTGATCGACAGCCAACGTCCGGATCAACTGGAAAACTCTGAATTCTTCGTGACATCTAACGTGATGCGTATTTTCAAGGACTTCACACAACAGAAGGATAACCACATCGCTCAGATGATCATGATGGACGGCAAACCGGAGTATTACTTGGAAGGCTACAAGATCAACGAGTTGCCTCACGTATCAGCATCTATGACTGCTGACACAACCAAGAAGGAGGCGTTTATTGCGTTTACTCCGAAAACGAACATCCAAATCGTGCTGGAAGACAGCAACGTGAACATAAAACCGTTCCTGCAGGACGCTCAGACACGTAAGTACTACTCTACTACTGTCTTCGCTGCTGACGTAATGGTAGCTGTTCCGGAAATCTTGAAACTTGCGACTAAAGCGAGATAACTTTAAAACTGAAAACAATGGCATGTCTAACTAAACTCAATAAGGCTATCGTTTTCGGTTGTGCTGGAGGAGCTATCGGTCTGTCCGATCTCCTCCTAGTTAACAAAATTGACATACAATCTATCACCGTAGTGGATAACGAGGTAACAGCGATTACTTTAGTTTCCGGAGCAAAGGCTTACGCAGTTGACTGCTACAAGAACGGTGTTAAGATCGCAGAAGCTATCCGATCCTTAGATGCCGCCAATGGCGTGGAGCAGACAGTAACCGTTACTGTTTACGACAAGACCAAAGATGGCGCAAGAATCGTGGATTCCCTGCTAAATGGCAAATTTGTTGCTTTCGGCAAACTGAAAGACGGTGGTGTTATAAAGGTAGCCGGAGGGCTGGCTGGCTTGGAAGCCGCAAGCGCAGACTCCGACACATCCTCAGCAGGAGGATTTACTACTGTCACGTTGAAAACTCCGGACGGAGGAAGAGGCGACTCTATGATGGTGGCAAGCACAACTGCTTGGACGTATCTAAACGCTAACAAAATAACCGGGTAACTATGGGATGTATAAGTAATATTACAGGTGCTATCACCTATGACTGCTTAGGCGGTGCTGTTGGGATTGCCGATCTTCTGCTGATCAACTACTCTGATGTTCAGTCGGTAGCTATCAATCAAGGAGAAGCGACCATCACGCTGATAGGCAGCGCAAAACCTGTGAGAGTCGCATCCATCCGGAAGGGAGCTAATGCGACCGAAGCAGTAAGATCAAACGAAAATGCGCCAAATGCGCTAGAACAGACCGTTAACTTTACGGTGTATAAGAAAACGAAGGTAGAAGCCGATTTCGTGAACACAATCATCAACTCTCGACTCGTAGCGGTTGCCAAGATGGTGGAAAACGGAGTTTACCGGATATTCGGTCCGAATCACGGCTTGGAAGTATCGGCATTGGAAGAGTCAGCTAACGAAAACGGTGGATTCACCGCTATCACGCTGTCAACTCCGGAAAATGTGCTGGGAGAGCCGAGAGCAGTGATTACGGAACGTACTTGGAACACATTAGTAGCTAAAGCAGGATAATATGGCATGTATCAAGAAAATAACAGATGGTTTGGCTTTTGACTGTAACAATCCCGGTCTGATTGCTGGTATTGTGGGAGTCGAGGAAGCTATCATAATCAACTTCGAGGATGTGTCTAGCGTTTCTGCTACACCATCCACAGGCAGCGCATTGATCACGCTGAAAGCCGGGACAAAAGGCTACACTATCCAATGCGTCAAAAACTCAGTGCAGATCACCGAAGCCGCACGAGCAAACGATAACGCTCCTACTATGCTGGAGTTGACCGCAAACATCAAGTTGCTGTCTGCCCTTCCGGTAGTAACGTACATCAACGGATTGCTCTCCGGATCGTTCCTGCTGGCTGTCAAGACGAAAACTAATCAGTACTACCTTCTCGGGGCGCATTCTCCGTTGGAAGTATCTGACATGGTTACGGACAGCGCAACAGATGGCGTGACAACTGCGACTCTTAAAACTCCGGACGGTGCATGCGGTGACTACCGTTACAGCATCACAGCCGAATTGTACAACAAACTTAAAACGAAAGCATAATGGCTAAGAAGAAAGAAACTAAAGATATCCAGCCTGTCAGACAGCTTGTTACTTTGACAGACGAAGTAGAAATGCTGATGCTATGTAAGAGCATCACTCATCTGAAACTAGACCCTACCTGCCACATGGATCGCAAATATGCGAAAGATTGGTACGAGAAGCACTACATCACAGGCATCCATGCCCGTTACGTGATGAAACCGGGTCTTACCATCAATCACGTGGGTGACGGAATCGTGTATCGGGCATTTAACTGTACCGATGCCATTGCGGTTCGCATCATGAAAGAAAACAAGGATTACGTAGACTACTTCGAGGATTTGGGTGAATTCGTCATGCCGGGTGCAGACATGCCTACAGTGATTCCGGAGACTCCGCAGGACGGTCCTGTAGTAGAGGAAGACCAGCCTACAGTGATTCCGGAAACTGAGGACGACAAACCACAGGTTGAGGAAGCACCGAAGGAAGAGGAAGCACCTGCTGCTCCCGAAGACGATAAGGTGCTGGAAGACCTTGAGAAAGAACTGAACGAAGAAAAGTAATCAAACCATTTAGTGATGATAGCGCACAAGAAAGTAAATGTAGTAATAGACAGGGCTTTAAAGACGAGCGCACGCACGAATGAGAAAGTTGTGGGATATGGGGAAGGAAACCTGTATCCCCAAATTATATCAGAACTCATTTATGCGAGTAAGACAGCCGCTTTAAGCACCGAGAGATTGTCAGAAGCAATCGAATGCGAGGGATTCTTGCATGAGGAATTCGCTAACCTTGAGAATGCCTATGGGGACACGCTGAACGATGTGTTAAACTCCATAGCATACGACATCGCACGATTTCGGGGTGCTGCGCTTATCGTCCAATACGGAGGCGATTACCGTCCGAAGGCTGTCTACCATGTTCCGTTCGAATACGTTCGTGCCGGGCTGAACAAGGACTATCTGACGAATCCCGTTATCCACAAGTACGTGGTATTTAATAACTGGGAACGGCAGAACATCAAAAGCACGACTCTTGAGAAGACATCGGTGACCTACCCGGCATTTGATCCGGATAACTTCGCTGACGAATGCGAGTTTTACGGTGGCATCGAAAACCATCCCGGTCAGTTGCTCTACATGAATTTCTGTACCACCAAGCCCTATCCTCTTTCACCGTTCCACGCAGTGCAATCCGAGATGCAGGCCGAAGCGATGAATTCCACCTACGTGGAACGCACGCTGACACGAGGCTTCCACATGTGCAAGATTGTCTCCCACGGTGATTTCACTGATGAGAGCGAGCAGAACGACTTCGTGAAGGGGATGCGTGACATCATGGGTGCCGAGGGTGCCGGTGCGGTAGTGATGGTTCGTGATGACAACACGATGATCCCACAATCCCGTCCATTTATTAAGGTGGATGACTTGGGTACACCGATCGACTCTAACTTGTACAAAGCCTACTGCGAACCGCTCAAGAAGGACATCGCTTCACAGGCTTACAACATACCGATCCCACTTGTCGACTCTTCGCTCATCTCGTTCTCCAACGCCTCCGGAGAAGTTGTGAAGGAGATGCAGAAGGTCTACCGAAGATCAACCGTTAAATTACGTAACAAAATCAGCCGTGAACTGGCTAGAGTTTTCGATGTTCCCAAAGAATTTTGCGAAATCCGAAACGAACTTGAGGAAACCGAAACGGCTACAATACTTAATTCTTAAACGATATGGCTAACTTTGCAAATGTGATCAAGAAATTCCGGGATATCTTTAATATCGCTGCAGATGTTAAAGATGCCGAGATCAACAAGGCCATCCAAGAAGCCGATAAACTCGACATAAAACAGGGACTGTGCGGTGATACCTTTGTTAAGGTTCCCGCATCTTTTGGCGGTGGCTTGGATGGCGGGGACATCCCGGATCCGTCTACTTCGGACGATGCCTATTCGCTCACCGTTGACGTGGGCGGAGAGTCTTACGAAATCGTCCCATTGTCCACAATCCTGTGCTATTATGCCTTTGCACGATACGTCAAGGACGCTGATCAAAAAAGCACATCCACAGGATTCAAGATTCCGGGATATTCGGCATCGGTGATCGTTCCGGACAACTCTAAAAGCAGACGCTACGAAGCAGAAAAGGGAAAAGCGGATTCATTTTTAGAGGAATTCCACACCGTTTACGAAAAGTACAAAGAAACTATTAAACCACAGGAAAACGAGTGCTGCAAGCCTCAGAAATACCGCATATGTTTTATTAACTAACACATATATAGTATGAAAAGGGGAATGAAAGAAGACCTACAGATATTTACAGCTATCGGGATGCTGGTTTCGGGAGTTGTACTATGTTACTTAGGCTTCTTTAGATCCGGAGACGGTTCAATCCATGAGTCGGTGTTGTGGTATTTTGCCCAATGCCTCATTTGGGCTGGATCAATCTTCGGCATAAGCATTTACGTTCGTGGGAAAATAGAGAGTTATTTCAAAAACTTTAACATCGGTGAGAACCGAAAGGAAGAGGAGACTAAAGATGGTAAATAATACTAATAAGGTAGACGCAATCATTATCCATTGTAGTGCCACACGTGAAGGGCAGGACATCGGAGCTAAGGAGATTGACGCAATGCACAAGCAGCGTGGTTTCAACGGAATCGGTTACCATTACGTGATCCGCTTGGACGGAACTGTAGAACATGGGAGGAAGGAAACAGCCGTAGGTGCTCACTGCAACACCAAAGGCTTCTCGAAAGGGTCATACAACCGTCATTCGATCGGTATCTGCTACGTAGGTGGGCTGGATAAGAACGGGAAAGCGAAAGATACCCGTACACCGCAGCAGAAGAAAGCATTGATGGATCTGATCAACGATATTTGCAGGCGTTACCCGATAGTCGAGTTGCTGGGACATCGGGACACATCTCCGGATTTGAACGGAAATGGGGAAGTAGAACCAGCAGAGTATATTAAGGCGTGTCCCTGCTTCGATGTTCGGAGCGAATACGGGCTGCTGAAGAAGGACGTAGTAATTACACCATGAGAAAGTATTTGATTATCGCATGCCTGCTGCTAGTAATAGCAGTGGGCTTCCTTTTTAATAAGGTAGAGCGACAGAAGGTCGAATTGGACCGTAAACAGAACAACATTGAAGCCTTGAACATTGAGGCTACGCAGTACAGGACGGAAAGCGGTAAGTTAGCTGAGCAAATACGCTCGCTGTCCTTGAAGAAATCGGAGCTAGAGCTATTCAACTCCGACTTGGAAGAGACCGTGAAGGACTTGAAGATAAAACTCCGGGATGTCAAGGCAGCACATACTGTGGAAACCAAGCTAGAAATCCGCACCGTTACCAAGACGATCCGGGATACTATTCCCGGTGTTTACCGATTCGAATACTATGACGGATGGAACAGAATAGCCGGAAGAGTATCTCCGGATTCTACAGAAATTAACAATTCGTCAGTGGATTCACTTACCGTAATCAACCATGTCAAGCAGAAACGGTTCTTGTTCTTCCGAATTGGCAAGCCTAAGATACTGACTACCGTAACTAACAGAAATCCTAAAAACAGGCTTCACGTGACGTTTTCAGCCAATTTTGACTGATTTGTAATGTAAATACAGAAGTTTAGAAACGCATCTGTGCAACATAACTCACTGCAAATCAAGTATATGCAAACCATGCATAGATGTGCATTGATAATATTTTTCCCATCTATGCAGGATAACCTACTGATTTATAGATATTTGCATTAATGCATAGATAAAATGAGGTATTATTAAATATATGAAAACGGGTATGTTGTAATTATATATTATCGCACACACCATATTTATGTATATTATAGAAAAATCCGATTTTATCTATGCATCAATGCATCAGATTGATTTGCAGGCAGTTACAACGCATAGATGCCAATTTTCATCTATGCACATCGATGCACGCCAACTGCAACTATCTGATTTGCAGAGAATTACATCGCATCGATAGATTTTCATGCTAATAAACGTTAAATACAGAAGTTATTTTGTGCAAATTGTTGCAGATTAAAATAAAAGCCGTACCTTTGTCGGCATAATCGTAAACCGATAATCAGACGTTCAGTCACCTATGCTTGGCTGAGGAAATAAGTGTGGTGAACAGAAGGACCACTACGGAGATAGACGGACTCGCTGAATTTAAAAACCGAAAGCAATGGAGAAAAAAGTGAATCTATGTGCGCTCGAAAAGTTTTATTATGATGCTGTAACGGATGGCATAGCACGATGCAAGTCAGCCATCGAAGCATTTAATAAGTTTTCATCCCCATTGCGCCTCACAGTGAAGGAGGTATTTGCAAGGCATCTAGTATTAGAGTTTTTTGGGGAAGAATTTGAATACCCAATAAAAGACTTTATCGTAAAGACTGCCGAATTGTACCACCCGATCTACGAGAGGGCTAGGGAAAGAGCGTATGTAGATTTTTTAAGGAATTACAGAAAACCAAAAAAGTTAATTGAATTTATGGAGAATCAGGAAAAAAA